CAGGGTGAGCTACAACGGCTCTGATTGCTACGAACTGACAGGGTGCATTATCCGCAAGAGCAGTAAGACAGGTCAGTTCTTCTATCAGGCAGAGATCGCTGACAAGACTTGTGGCAATACGTTGGTGTATTGTAGGCTGGAAGAGTTGAGGTGTGAGAATGAAACACACTGACCACACCCTCTGCTGGCACTGTCGCCACGCAGTACCGACAAAGGACAAGATAACAGGAGAATACCTCACAGGCTGTGCATGGTCCATAGACCGCAGACCTGTCGAGGGTTGGAGGACGTGTCAGCACAGGATGTATGAAGCTCAAAAGGGCGGAATGATACACTCGTATACTGTGACTGAGTGTCCTGAATTTGAGGAGGGATAAGAGTGACAAAAGCTGAAAAAGCCAAAAACCTGCGCTATAAGAAAGCGATTGTATCGCAGCTAAACTTTGAGGAAATAACATCTCAGCTATACGATATCAGCTCCGTTTGCGAGGAATACCAGTATTACTTCAGCGGCGATGATGATACGCTTCTCAACGCACTTGACGGAGATGAAGAACAGGAACAGGAATTTAAAATGATGTTTTCAGACCTTTCATATGAGTGTGATAGTTTGAGGGACATTGTCAATGATACCTATGTGTCAGAACATTTTGACGATTTTTTTGTCGGAATAATGCTAAACGGAAATAGTCCGTTCAAGTGCTATGGATATGATAGCTTTGAAGAAGATTACTTTGCACTTTCGTCATATGACACGAAATGTGCATCAAATGAGAGCGCAAAGAGACTTAAACGTCTTACGAAGGACGAGCTGCTGTCCGTTTGTGGACAATGCTTTGGGCTTGCAGTGTCTTACCTCAACGTCCAATACAAATACGACTACTTGAAAGCTGCCTTCGACATCTTAAAAGACCAAAACACATCATATTTGCAGATTGTGAAGGACATTGAAGCGGCATATGACAAAGCGGACGCAAAAGGCTGGCATGAATACAGCACCGAAGTGAGAGCGTTTGATAAGCTTGTTGGAAGTTTCGACGAATATAGCAAAATCTGGCTTGAATAATGAGGAGGTATAACAATGTCAAGATATATTGACGCAGACAATCTGATTAACGAACTATCGGCGGCGTGTATGCCGATATATGAAAAAGGCATAACGGGTATTCTGGGTGACAACAGCAGCATTGCCGATATAATCAACGAACAGCCTACCGCAGTTGTGCAGGAGGTGAAGCGTGGGTATTGGAAATTTAACCAGTACAGCAAAGTGGTTGCTAGTTTTACATGTTCTGAATGCCAAACCCGTTTTTATAATTTTGGTAATTCAAAAATTCTGAGCCCGACACCATACTGCCCTAACTGCGGAGCTAGAATGGACGGTGTTGCTAATGGCTGACCCAATGACCATGTCACGCCTGAAAGCCTACCGCAGGAACGCCTCAGCCATTGAGGACATCAAGGCAGAGCTTTCAGGCAAGTACGTTGCCGACAGTATCAGCGTATGCACTCCGCCGTCCTATACACCACACAGCACACGCATAGACGGCTTTCTGCCGAGTGGTGATACACTTTCACTGCTGTGCGAACAGGCACGGCTAGAGCGTGAGCAGAGGACTGTGGAGGAGTTCATCAAGGGGATAGAGGATAGACAAATGAGGAAGATATTTGTACTCAGGTTTGTAAAAGGCTTTACTTGGATACAGATAGGACACAAGGTCGGAGGTACAGCGGACGGCTGTAGAATGGCGGTCAAAAGATTTTTGCAAAATGCTTAAATTTGTTCGCTCTGTTCGTTTTACCTATGTTATAATTTAAACTGAGGAAAGTGTAGATGTACCTCAGACTTGTACTTTCATTGAAGTCACCTCCAATTTTCTAAGCCCCGTAAGGGGCTTATGCAGGTCGAGAGCGTGCCAGCTCAACATCTGCTCCACCATTTACAAAACTTCTTATAATATTTTCACAAGGGCGGCTGCATTTTGCGGTCGCTTTTGTGTTGAGAAGGTGACCTTATGCCAATATCAAGACCAGATCGAAACGGCTCACATCAAACACAGTTCCGTATCAACAAGAAAAAGATATATGCTACCCAAACAGTCTGCGGTATCTGTGGAAAACCTGTTGATTTTTCCTTGAAGTATCCACACCCACTGTCAGCTTGCATAGATCATATCATACCCATAGCAAAAGGCGGTCACCCCTCAGCCCTTGAAAACCTACAGCTTGCTCATTGGTGTTGCAATCGTCAGAAATCTGATAAATTGGTAGAAAAACAGGTGTTTGACCAAAAGGTAGAAGCCGTATCCAACCGTGTTTTACCGCAAACTTTTGATTGGAAGTCGATTTAAACACGAATTTCCACGAAATTTCCAATTTTTTTGAGCATATGGGGGCATACCACCCCCTTTGAGGGGCAATTTCACGTTCACGCCTTCATTGTGTAAATATCTCGCAGAATTTTAAACAGGAGCAAAAATATGACAAACGAAATATACGGAATTGACTATCTGCGACGCAGACTTGCCGATAAACAAACACGAGTGCTATTGAGATATAAGTACTACGAAATGAAAAATAACGCACAGGACTTTTCGAGCCTTGCTCCCGAAAAATTCAAGGGGCTAAAGGAAACTGTCGGCTGGTGTGCGAAAGCAGTCGATAGTCTTGCTGACCGCTTGCAGTTCGACGAATTTCAAAATGATGAATTTAATCTGAGCGAAATATTCTTGTCAAACAATCAGGATATACTCATTGACTCTGCGGTGCTTTCGGCTCTTATCTCAGCGTGTTCTTTCGTCTATATCCGAGAAGATAACGGCTATCCTCGCCTGCAGGTAATTGACGGCTCAAATGCCACTGGTATCATTGACCCTGTGACAAATCTGCTTACCGAGGGCTATGCAGTGCTTGAGCGTGACAGCATGGATGTTGTAAAGACAGAGGCTTATTTCATGGCAGGCATGACGGAAATATACTCCCATGGTGTGCTTGTTCAGCGTATACCAAACGCTGCACCATATGCACTGCTCGTGCCGATAATATATCGTCCTGACGCAAAGCGCCCTTTCGGTCACAGCCGTATTTCAAGAGCCTGTATTGCCTATACACAGACAGCTCTCAGAACTATAAAACGCTCTGAGGTGTCGGCTGAATTTTACAGCTTTCCTCAAAAATATGTGCTTGGATTATCTGAGGACGCAGAGTTCAATAACCGCCTTGCTACGATATCCTCTTTTCTGAACTTCACGAAAGACGGCGACGGCGATCACCCCATTGTAGGACAGTTTCAACAGCAATCAATGACGCCATATACTGAACAGCTGAGAACACTTGCAAGCCTGTTCGCAGGAGAAACAGGACTGACCCTTGATGACTTGGGCTTTGCCACTGAAAACCCCTCCAGCGCAGAGGCTATCAAGGCAGGTCATGAAAACCTACGATTAACGGCACGCAAGGCGCAGAGGACGTTCGGAACAGGTCTGCTCAATGTGGGCTATCTTGCCGTTTGTATCCGTGACAGATACGCATATCAAAGAGATGCGTTCAGAGATACAAAGGTCGCATGGCTGCCTATCTTCGAGCCTGACGCTGCTACACTTTCAGGTGTGGGCGACGCTATCTTGAAGATAAATCAGGCTGTTCCTGACTACTTAGGTGCAAGAAACATAAAGGCTCTCACAGGTATGGAGAGTGACGGCAAATGAGCGCACTTTCAGACAAAATAAAAAGCGACCTTATCAAGCTTTCAAAGAGCAACGGGCACTTGCAGAGCATTATAAAAAGGCTTGAAAGCGGTAACGCAAATCTTAGTGATGTTGATTACTTCGCACAGGCAACAGGAGCTGTGCTGAAAAAAGTCTTTGAGAAAAGCATAACCGAAAGCCCAAAGGCTTTTACAGATGAACAGCTTATTGCTGAGATACTCGGTGATATATTCGGTGATAATTACGAACTTATAAACTCTGTGGCTGAGAATATCCAAAAGCAGCTTGATAAGGCGGCAGGCATAGGCATAAAGCCACAAAGAGCAGATTTCCCCTCTGAGAGGATAGAAAATCTTGCAAAAGTAACTGCTCAAAAGGACCTTACCGACAAGACGGCACTAAGCGAGTTCACTGCGTCAGTTGAGAACATAAACGGCTCTATTTTCACCGATTATGTCAAAACAAATGCTGACTTTCGCAGTAAGGCAGGACTTAAAGTCTACGTTATCCGTTCAGACCACAGCAAGTGCTGCGCATGGTGTTCAAAGCTTGCAGGAAAGTACGTCTATCCTGATGTTCCAAAGGACGTGTGGCGGCGGCATAAGCGCTGCACCTGTGAGATAACCTACGTCAATGAAAAGGCAGGCACATATGATCAAATAAGCTATTCAGACGTTCAAAACGGCAAAGAGATCGAAACACGCAAGCAGGTCACAAGGCTCACACCTGAGCAGGCGAGAGCTAAGGAAAAAGAAGTGCTTAGCAGGATTGACAAATCGAAAAAAAGTGGTATAATGAAATCAGGAAGAAACCTTGAACGAAAAGAGCAAAACATAGGTGCGTTCTCAACGTTGACAGTGCCAATGCAGAAAAGAGAAATTCTGAACATATGTAGAAAATATTCTATTGATACTAGCGGAATAACCTTTAAGATTCAGCGTTCTGAAAAACTCCTTGCACTTCCTTTTTATGGCTCAACAGACTATAATAACATAGGAAGAATAGACTTGTTCCCAAGTGCATTTTCTTCTGAAGAGGAATTAGTAAAAACCATATTGCATGAAAAGTGCCACGTTTTACAGCTAAAGAAACATGGCAAAGCATATGCTCAGCAAAACTTAGATTTAATGGAAAAACAAGCTTATAGGTTTGAACGATTATTTTATAGCTTGGTTACAAAGAGGTGATAGTATGAAATGGCTTGACAATCTAGCGAGTATAAAGCAGCTCCATAAGGCAGGCAAATGCCCATATTGCGGACAAGAAAATACAGATTACAGATTGCTTGAAATAAGCAGTGGTAAAGGATATGGAGATGTTTGGTGCAATGACTGTAAAAAAGCTTTTCATATTTCTCGTATAGAAGTATCAGAGACAGACATTCGAGAAAAGCAGTTACCTCCTGAACTCAAATATTAGTTAATAACCGCTCCGCTACGGCGAGGCGGTATTTTTATACCCAAAATCAGAAAGGACGGATAAATATGAATTTTGGACAGGCAATTGAAGAAGCAAAGAGAGGTAAGAAAATAGCAAGAAAAGGCTGGAAC